TGAAGATTTCACTGCTGCGGGTATTCCATTGATAGTAAGATTAAACGCTCATTTTAACGCACCAACCAGCCGTTTTGATTCGCAGACAACTGCGACATCAACGGGCATTTAAGGAGGGTTTAACTAATGGCTATTTCAAGAAGTCAACTAGCTAAAGAGCTAGAACCCGGCCTTAACGCTTTGTTTGGGCTGGAATATAACCGTTACGAGAACGAGCATAGCGAAATCTTTGAAGAAGAGACCTCAGATAGGGCTTTTGAAGAGGAAGTGATGCTTGGTGGATTCTCAACAGCACCTGTCAAAGGGGAAGGCACTGCCATAAGCTTTGACGATGCACAAGAGACATACACTGCTCGTTACACACATGAAACGATTGCGTTGGCGTTCTCAATTACTGAGGAAGCTATCGAAGACAATCTTTATGATCGTCTTGCATCGCGTTACACCAAAGCCTTGGCTCGTTCCATGGCACAAACCAAGCAGATTAAGGCTGCCGCTATTTTGAACAACGCGTTCACTGCGGGTGCTTCTGCAATTGGTGATGGTGCAGCACTTTGTTCGTCATCGCATCCAAGTTTATCGGGCACCCAGCGCAACGTCCTTTCAGTTGCTTCTGACCTCAACGAAACTTCGCTTGAGCAGATGCTGATTGACATTGCTGGGTTAACTGATGAGCGTGGGCTAAAAATTGCTGTACGTGGCATGAAGCTTATTATTCCAAAAGAGCTTCAGTTCATCGCAGAAAGGGTTATGAACTCTAATTTGCGTTCGGGCACTGCGGACAACGATGCTAACGCCATGAAGAATATGGGTATGATCCCAGAAGGAGCGGTTGTAAACCACTTCCTAACGGATACAGATGCCTTCTTCATTAAGACTGACGCACCAAACGGTTTCAAATACTTCAACCGTTCGCCAATTAAAACGGCAATGGAAGGAGACTTTGATACGGGTAACATGAGATTTAAAGCTCGTGAACGTTACAGTTTTGGTGTTTCCGACTGGCGTAGTGTTTTCGGTACACCCGGAGCGTAAACTATGTTATAAAGGGATTGTTAATTTCATATTGACAACTCCCCTGAGACTTGAAAGGGGCAGCGAAAGTTGCCCCTTTCTTTTTTTGGTGAAATAAGATACCATGAAGTTATCCTGACAGTTGCATTGGGCGACTGACACTGGCCACGACAGGAGGACAACATGGCTAATACAACCTTCAATGGACCCGTCCGTTCGGAAAATGGGTTCAAAAATATCGTTAAAAGCTCATCTACTGGTGCGCTTACAAGCGAAATGACACTCTCGCAGTACACTGCAACGATCACGGTCGCAAACGGTGCCACTACTGGCAAAGAATCCGCTATTGGAATCCCATCAAACTTTATACCTATGGGTGTAATGGTAGCAGTAACTGGTGCGGCGAGTAATTCAGTAACACTTAATGACATTGGAACAGACGCAGACACAGACGGCTACGTCGATGGTATTTCTGCGGCGGTAAACAGCACGGGTTTCAAAGGATTTTTCCCTTGTAACGGTGTTTTAGGAATGTCTGGTGGAGCGACCACTGCTGCGACTGAGACAGCGGATGAGGTAGAGGTAGTTGTCTCTGGTGACCCCGGAGCAGATACAACAATTGTTTTGAAGTTCTTCGGATTATCAAGTTCTTCAGACGCTTCTTAATTTTGATAAGGAGTTGATGAAATGGCTGGTTCTGATGTAAGAGCGATACGGTTGACAGGCACCGGTTCTGCTGGTGTCGGTGTAGCACGTATTCGTCAGGTTCAAATCAAAACAGATACAGGATCACCCCGGTTGACTATCACTGATGGCAACGGTGGGGCTACTGTATTGGATATGGATTTAGATGCTTCTGACACACACTCTGTAAATATTCCGGATGAAGGTATAAGAGTTACCGACATATTTATCTCGGCTTTTACTGCGTGTACGTCAGTTACGGTGTTTTTCAGCTAGGTTAAAAATGGCGACAACAAAAGATGCAACTCGTTTACCATCCGGTAGGATTAAATACAGGGGCGAAACTTTTGCAGGTTATAACAAACCAAAACGAACGCCGGGCAAATCGAAAAAAAGCGCGGTCCTTGCCAAAAAAGGCAATGAGATTAAGCTGGTAAGATTTGGAGACCCAAAGATGTCGATTAAAAAAGACCAGCCCGGTAGACGAAAAAACTTTAGAGCACGTCACAACTGTGATACAGCAAAAGACAAGTTTACTGCTCGTTACTGGAGTTGTAAGGCGTGGTGAGGCGTGGATGAAAGTGGAAGAAGTATTAGCCCGTTTGGAAAAACATGAGGCTGAATGCAATCTAAGATACACACGGATTGAGGAGCGGCTTGACGAACATAAAAGCACGTTAAAAGCTTTGGATGCTAAATTGTGGGCGCTTGCCGTATTAATTTTAATCGCACCGTTTGTGCAAAGGCTTTTGGGGTAATCGTATGGGCTCTGTAGTTAGAACCGGACCGAAAAAAACAAAATGCCCCAGCGTTACGTACATGCGCAAAGGTGGCAAAGTCTCAAAAAAATCAAAAGGCAGTAAAATTTGTCCAGAGGGAAAAGCGTGGGCAAAGAGAACTTTTGATACATACCCTTCTGCTTATGCAAATTTGGCTGCTTCTAAGTATTGCAAAGACCCTAACTATGCTAAGAAATCAAAAGGTGGCAAAAGGAAGGGCCGGTAATGGGCAAGCTCAAAGATTGGTTAGACCAAGATTGGGTCCGAATTGACAGCAAAGGAAACATTGTAGGTGAATGTGGAACTTCAAAAAATAAAAAACGGCCTGATAGATGTTTACCACGATCTAAAGCACAAAGCCTCAGTAAGTCTGAAAGGGCTGCTACAGCACGTAAGAAAAAGCGTGAAGGTGCTAAAGGAAAAAAGGTTGTTGCGAATACGAAAGCAGCAAAAGTAAAAAAAATGGAAAAGGGTGGCGTTGTTGAAACAAAATCCAAAAGACCTTTTCGGGGTAAATCACAACCCGGCACTGCGATAGCAAGAGGTTGTGGAGCAGTAATGAGTAACCGACGTAAAAGAACGAAAGGGTCGGTGACACAATCATGAACCTAGCTTTCTATTCCGAGCCTATTGAAAAGGCGATTGTTGAAGAGATCATGCAATGGTCTGCCGAAGCCTTGGAGCAACCTAGTCCTTATTTCAATAATTTACCGCCGTGTCCCTATGCGCGATCCGCTTGGATGGACAATAAAGTTTCCATTCTTTTCAAAAACGAACCTTCTTTACAGGTTTTGTATTCTTCCATCTCTCAATTTGACGACGCTTTTGATCTGACAATTATTGTCGATTTGAATCCAGATGAAAATTCAGAGGCCTTTCATGAGTATTTAGATCAACTAAATGATGTGATTTCGGAAGGCATGTTTATAGATAAAGATATCTGGGTTATGGGGTTTCATCCAAACGATGAGCCCAGCGATTTTGTAGAGGAAGTTGTTTTTGAAAGAGACATTGATACCGCCTATTCAATGATATTTGTGCAACGTTTATCGAAGCTACAAAAATCGGCGGACAAGTTGGACAAAAAAGGATATTATGATAGTTATGACAATGAATATCAAGCGTCTGATATATACGAAAAACGTCAAACACTTTATAGGAGACTAAAAAATGGCGATGAAACCTAGAAAAATGAAAGCGAAGAAAATGCGCAACGGCGGTGCGCCTGTCAAAAAGATGCGTGGGGGCGGATCAGCAATGGCCGTAGAAAAACTTAAAAAAGGTGGCACGGATTTGACCACCTTGCGAAAAATGGCTAAAGCCAAAGGGTACAAATTGGTTAAAGCATAATGACGACCTCCAGTAGCAAAGATTTTGAACTCGACGTAGCTGATTACGTTGAAGAAGCATTCGAGCGATGTGGACTTGAGGTGCGTACTGGGTACGACCTCAAGACCGCAAAACGTTCTTTGAATCTTGTCTTTGCAGATTGGGCAAACCGTGGTCTCAATCAATGGACAATAAAGCAAAGAACTCAATCACTTACGCAAGGAACGTCAGAATATGCTTTAAATGCTGACGTCATCGATGTTCTTTCTGTAGTCTTACGAAGAGATGGCACGGATTTTTCTTTAGAACGTCTAAGTAGAGATGAGTATCTTACAATTCCTACTAAAACCACTCAAAGCCGTCCCAATCAGTTTTTTTTAGATAGGCAGATAACACCTAATCTTAAAATATGGCCTGTCCCTGAAAATAGCACAGATGTTGTTATCTATGACGCGCTAACGCGCATGGACGACGCCGATATTTACACAAACACGGTGGATTTGCCTTTTAGGTTTTATCCTTGCTTGGCTGCGGGTTTAGCTTATTATTTAGCTATGAAAAGAGCCCCGAACAGGGTTCAAATGCTTAAAGCGGTATACGAAGAAGAGTTTGATAGGGCGGCAACAGAGGATCGTGATAGGTCTTCTTTCAATGTCGTACCTAAATTTGAGTATTACAGGACAGGATGATGGCCAAGTACGCTACAGGTAAAAACTCATACGCCATATCAGACCGCTCTGGTTTTCGTTATCAGTATAAATTGATGAAAAAAGAGTGGAATGGTTTGCTTGTGGGTCCTGATGAGTACGAACCAAAGCACCCACAACTAGGTCCTTTTCGTAAAGTGGTTGATCCACAAGCGTTGGTTAACGCCAGACCTCAACCCGATAATCCCACGAGCGCATTTTTAGTCATTACTACGAATGGTATCACATACTTAGGTAATGGCAACTACAGCGCCGGGGGCACAGCGGAAATGCCGTCTGAATTAGAGATAACCACTGCTTTACAAGGCGGTGTTGGTGCAGTAACGGTGGTGACGTCATGAGTTTCACCTTCGATCAATTAAAGACTGCTATTCAAGACTACTCAGAAAATGACGAAACGTCATTCGTTACCAATTTACCCGTTTTTATCCGGCAAGCAGAGGAAAGAATCCTTAAAAATGTGCAGTTAAGCCTGTTCAAAAAGAACGT